ATGCGTGTAGAAATCAGCATTGCCAAAGAGAAAGCCGGGAAAATGCCAAAGGGTTCACTGGAGGCTCTCAAGGAAGAAATGACCCGACGGATAAGCAAACAGTACGATGAAGTTGAAGTGATCGTGAAGACGGCCAGCAATGACGGTCTGAGCGTGCTGCGGGCAGCAGATAAGGAAATTGCGAAGGAATTTGTCGAAGAAACCCTCAAAGACGCCTGGGAAACGGCAGACGACTGGTTTGTGTGTTGAGTTATGGGTATAGTGCGTGCCGACTGTTCGGCATGAACACCTGCAGTTAACCTACTCGGCAGGTCTTGTATAAGGCTGTCGGGTGGGTTTTTACATCAAATCCTCACCCAGCTTCATGCAGTATGCTATCCGGGAAATATTTATAAATCGTCTTCCCCCTCCTTTCACATCGACCACCGACCCCATGATTTAACTGCTCAGACCAGAAATATCTGGAAGCTTTAGGCATCTTCTTGGAAGATAGATGAGCGCAAAGACGCACACAGCAATGATGTTATGTAGTATTTTCCCCTTGAGTGTGCCTGCTCAAGGGGATTTTTTATCGCCGTATTGTACTGGCAAATATTTGTAAATCGTCTTCACTCCCACCCCTATCACATCTGCGATCTGGTGCCGGGTTGCGCCGTTCTCCAGCATTCTGCGACATCTCTCCACCACTTCTTCAGTCATTATCCGGCGGCGGCCGCCGACTCTCCCATGCTCCCTAGCAGCGGCTAAACCGGCGCGGGTACGCTCGACGATCAACTCGCGCTCCATTTCCGCCAGGGCGCTCATGACGTGGAAGAAAAAGCGGCCGGCAGGCGTCGAAGTGTCGATCGAGTCGGTCAGGCTGCGGAAATTCACCCCTCGCGCCTGCAGCTCCGACACGAGCGTAATCAGATCACGCACGCTGCGGCCAAGCCGGTCCAGTTTCCAAACCACCAGCACATCGCCCGGTCGTAGCCGCCGTAAGGCGCGCTTTAACCCTGGCCGCCGGGCATTTTTCCCACTGGCCGTGTCTTCAAAAACCAGCTCACATTCTGCGCGGATCAGCGCGTTTTTCTGTAAATCGAGGTTTTGATCCCCTGTAGAGACCCGTGCATAGCCAATCAGCATGTTGTAACCCTTTGAAATGGCTGATTGTAAAAAGCTCCGCTCTTTCGCTCAAACCCTCGTTTGGGCGAACGCCTTTTTTGGAGCAAAAAACATGGCCTTTAACCCGGAGCTGGGGAGCACGTCTCCCGCTGTGCTGCTCGATAATGCCGAGCGCCTGGATAAGCTGGTCAATGGGTCTGCGCTGACTGAACCAGATCGCGCTGGCGATGATCTCGATACCTGGCGCGGAATGATGGCGAAAAACGATGAGATCAGGCAGAACCTGATACCTCTCAGTAAGCAGTACGCGACGCTGGAAGCGGCGCAGGCGGACATTGTGAATATCCCGGCGGGCTCTACGGCGTATTACCGTAGCCCTGATGATTCCGCGCTGGCTATCGAGGTCATTAACAACATCGGAACGCTGCAGCCTACCGGGCGGAAAATGCCATCTCAGGCTGCGGTGGATGAAGCCGCAGAAAAAGCTGATACCGTCGCCAAAAGCATTAACCAGAATGGTGACAGCGAGACACTCGTTGATTTCTGCGATGAAGACGGTGTGATCGGGGCTAAGGTTTCCATGAACCAGCAAGGCATTGGCTTTTCCAGCGGGGCCGTCGATCTGATGCCTGAGCTGCTGCAGAACCTGCTGTTTTCGCTTTTCAAAACCAGTGAGGATGGATTTTTCCTGCAGGATGAAGACGGCCATATCCTGGCTGACTTCCGTAACGGCATAGCCCGTGCGCTGGGTGTCACGGTGAAATATGACTGGGTGACGCAGATTGTGTCCATGCTCGGGAGCAATCTGGGCCTTGAAAGCAGTGCAGTCCGTTTCTTCGTCGACAGCAGCAGCGACGATATCCTCACCATGATGGATCCGGATGGGGTCATCTTCCTGCGTCTCACCAAAGATTTCCAGCTGCTGACCAGAATCAATATGGGTGGTTCGGTTTCCGGGCAAGACACAATCGCCAGGATGAGCAACCGCGCGCTGTCACGCATCACGTCCACGTCAAGGCAGCGGGGATATTTAACTCAGATGTCGACAGCCGATATAAATGTTTTTTTGAATGTAGGCCAGTCTCATTCGGTGGGGACGTTCAGCCGCGTGGCCCTGTCGGTCGGCCAGGTTCTGGGCAACCTGATGCTGGGGCACTCACCGCGCGGAACGAATTATGTGAACACCACCACCTCAGAAGTTTATGGCCCGGTTGGGGGCAACATTCTTGTGGAACTTGTGGAGGTTCGCCAGCTTGATGACGGGACGCTCAGCACGACGTCAGGCAGCTTCGGCGAAACCTCACTTTCCGGCTGGCTGAATATGGCTAAAACCCTGCATAACCAGCGTCTGATGACGGAGAACGATACCAGTCGTGCGTTTGCCGGTGCCTGCCCCGGTGTGGGAGGGAAATCACTTGCGCAGCTGAGTAAGGGAGCCAGCCCGAATCTCTATAACCACATCATCACCGCCATGCAGGGCATTAAGGAAGCGGCGGATGCCGCAGGCAAAACATCCCGCCTCTGCGGGGTTACGTTTATGCAGATGGAGAATGACGGCTCAACACCGTACGACACCTACTATCCGCAGCTGGAACAGTTCTACAGTGACGTGAATACCGATGGAATGGCTATTTACGGCCAGACCCGACCACCGCACTGGTATTTCTATCAGGGCGGCGGAATGTATACGTCTGATACCAACAGTATGGCTGCATCCCGGGCGCTGCTTGACTTCTGCGATAACCATCCTGGTCTGGTGTCTTTTGTTAACCCGGTCGGTCAGTTGCCTAACCCGGTCAATCCTGACGGGAATGACAACCATCTCTTTGCAAACAGCTATCGCTGGTTTGGCTGTGATGTGGGTCGTGTAACTGACCTTGTGCATCGCGGTGTCAGTCGCCCGGTATTCCGCATGCGTGAGGCTGTTTACAAGGGCAGTGTCGCCACCGTGAGTGTTTCTCCGCCTGTTCCTCCGTTCAGATTTGTACCAGCCTACGTAGGCTCTGTCGCCACGATGCATGCTGACAAGGGGTTCACCATTCGCGACGGTGCCGGGCATCTGTATGGCACGGATCTGACTGTTGAGGCGGTGTCCGACACGGTCGTCACCCTGACAGCCTCGCGGGCCCTGGTGCCGCCAGTCCAGATTTGGCTGGGTGATAAAACCTATCACTCCGGTACGCATAACATCGCTGACAGTGAAGATACCGTGGCGCCCTATACCTGGGAACTTGTCACCGGGTATCCCGCTGATGAGTCAATTACCGAACTTAACGGAAAACCTTACGCCCTGCGCAACTGGTGCGGCGCGGATATTATTACTGCAACTGAAGAGGTTTAATTATGGGTGCTGGGATTATTGCCAAGGGTGTTAATGCCCAGGCATTTTCTATCGGGCTTAATCTGCCCGTTATGGGTGGGTTATTAGGGTGCTGGTTTGGTGGGTCGAAGGGACTGTGGATCAATCAGGTGCCAGGGGGAACGCCGTCGACGTTAGTGGGTAATCCGGTACATGTGACGGAGTACAGTTCGCGGATGGACATCAACAACTACGTTGATACGAATATCCGCGAAACGGCAAACCTGACCCAGCTGGTCATTGCAAAAGTTTATGCGCCGACCACCGCGAATGTTCGGCTGCCGTTGTTTACCAACTTCAACCAGAATATTACTGATGCGGGTAACTCGATCTTCGCGCAGGGATCGGGACTGGTTTTCGAACCTGCCGGCACGCAGCAGATGGTGGGGGCGTCGTATTCCGGCGTTGCCGGTTCGGCTTCTAACGCGAACGTGGCCGTTCTGCCCGCCGAGAGTGGATTACCCACATCCCTTGCCGCTGCGGATGATACGTGGTGGAGGGCGATGCTGGGGAAAATTGATGGGGCTGGTGTTTCCGGGTCTGCGGGAAACCGTTATATCAAAAACCTGACCAAAGGAACGCAGGCTTCGCAGGCACTGGCGGCAGGAAATGTCCGCGATTTGCGTAACACGGCAACCCAGCGCCTCGGCACACGTGGACCTGCTGGGACTACGGTTGCGACGACAGAAATGATGCTGGCTATGTACTGGGACAGGGCACTGACCAGTGCGGAAGAGGCGGCGATTTATGCCTGGGCTAAAGACTATGCCTTCCGGAGGGCGATCTCGCTATAAAATATCCCCCGGCCCAAGCCGGGGGAATTTACATTCTCAATTACTGTATCCAGAAACAATTATTACGGTAGAGCCGATAGACTGTTAGCTAACCAACCAGTTTTTGAAGTGCAGTAAGCCGATCGGTTATCAGTGAGGAAATACGCGCTGGCCCCGCGTCTGCATTGAGATGAATGCGAGAGGGGTTGGTATCACCTTCCGTCATCAGGAAGTTGCTGCTGTTAAACTTCGTCCATCCGCAATCGGCGTTCAGGTCAATTAATGGGAAACCGTATCGCAATGCCACGGCGCGAATCGCTGCAGCATAGTCTGAAACCCGGCCATACTGATTCGTCTCCCCATCAACCCACGCCCCCGTCCTTCCTGAGTCATAGTCGCCATTGAACGGCGTGGCCCACAGGATAGGTTTTGTTGGGGCCCGCGACCGCAGTTTCTGAGCGATGATGTTCAGCGCGCCGTAAACGGTTGTATTCACCGAGTCGGTGATACTTCCAATCGGAATATTTTGCGCCCAGTCGTTTGTTGCCCACGGACCGCAAATCCACGCCGCCGCCGATGTATCCAGAGCATTAATTCGCACATCGTCGCACATGCTGATTTGCGTTGAGGAGCTATCCGGTTTGGCTATTTTCGAACCACCGACCCCGTGATTCAGAAAAGTGCAGCCCAGTTCTGCCGCGACAAGAGGTTGCCATTTGTTATAAGCAACGTTGCTGTCACCCATCACATCGATGACTTTTCCAGACCACGGACTGACCGTGCTACCACCGGGAACAACACCATATTTTTTGGCAATAATGGGGACGGCGATACGGGTGGTGATCCCGATTTTGGCGGTGCCAGATGGAGGTGTTAGCTCGTAGTCGGTGTAGTCCACCGACTCCGTCGTACCATCACCCTCAGTACCGATAACCGTTCCAGCGCTGTTCATATAGACCGCCAGCGAAACCCCGCTGCCGTTCACGCGGGCAGTGACTTTCCAGCGATCTCCCGTCGTATAACCGAACACGGCACAATCAAACGCACTGTTCGCCACCACCGCACCATTCGCACGGTTGATGTAGGCGCCTGACGTAATCGTGACATCCTGTTTAACGAAGTCGTAAACGAGCGAGTCTTCAATCTTCTGTACACGCACATCAAGAGAATCGATATTGGCCAGCACAGTAGCAGTCTCGACGACGGCCAGTTTTTTAACAGACATCTCAGCCGAATTACGGCCCGTGATGCCGATCTGCGTGGTTCCCGACGGAACATTAAGGCGGTAATTCGTATACTGCTGCGGCGTTGTTGTTCCGCGCCCCTCCACTCCCAGCACCGTGCCTGCCGCATTCATGTAAACGGCCAGAGCAGTCGCCGATCCTGTCACAAGGGCTGTCACCAGCCAGCCATCCCCATCAGTATGCGGAATGATTGCGCAGTTCAGCGCAGAGTTATCAGTGATGGCCCCTGTAGTTGGGTTGATAAACTTCCCGGTTTGCCAGGCAGCTGCATAAGCATAACCAACAGAAATAGCCCCCTGCAGCGCATCGACGCGTGATGTTAACCCCGAAATACCGGATGATATGACGGCTGACAGATAGGTTTTATCCGGCGTGGCGTGAACAAACTCAGGCTGAATAGCCCCTAACGCAGCAGCATAAGCACCGACCTTAAAAATCCCTGCTGTAGTATTTTCAACCCGGATCCTGACGTAGGATGCGCCGGATGGAATGACATCTGTGATAACCGGAGTATTTATACCGGCGGCCAGAGCAAGCTGTGATTTAGACGAAATAACAGCGCCTGCGGTGGACATCCAGAAAATATGGAACTTAGCACCGGCATCCTGGAACCACGCCAGCACGGAAAAGGTTAACTTATCACCAATCCTTACAGGCAGGCGGGCAAGGTCATAATATTTATCTGCAGACCATACGCCGGAATACTGCGCCACTGGAGTCGGTAACGGAATATTGGCATCAGTAGTGCTGAAGGTGACCACTGCTCCGCGATACCAGTCCCACGCACCGAATTTAGGATCATTTGCTGAATATTCATTCAGAGCATCAAACAGAATGTTTGCCCCACGTAGAGAAGAATAAGCTGGCATTCTGCGCCCGGTTGCTGTCAGCGTCCCGGCCACATTCATGTACTCGTCAGCCAACGCGCTGCCGTCCGGGCTACGCACGTAGGTTGTGGAGTTCACCGGAATATTAGCTATATCCGCCTGCGCCGCCGCCAGCGTCTGGTATTGCTTACTGAGCGGGATAAGGTTCTGCCTGACCTCATCGTTTTTCACCATCATCTGGCGCCAGGTATCGAGCGGTTCGCCTGCGCGGTCGTTAATCGTTCCGGCCGGACCGTTCACCAGTTCGTCAGCGCGCTTGACGTTATCCAGGAAAATTTCAGGCGTCGTCGTTCCCAACGGCGGGTTAAGTTCGGCCATGTTTTTGCTCCAAAAAAGGCGTTCGCCCAAACGAGGGTTTGAGCGAAAAGAGTTAATTAGGGGAATTTGTGGTTTTAGGCGACGTCGCCGGGGTATGTGGCGTCGTCGTACTGGTAGAAAATTTCTTTATATTCAGGTGCAGTAATCTGACAGTTGCTGTCACCTGATGGGGCAACCTCCTGGACTATCCCATGCCGCGCACCCTTTTCACTGTCGCAGAATAATAACTTCGGTAGATCAATATCTGGGTCGTCCATAATCCAGTCGCCGGGATGCAGGTCGTCGTTGTACGGCACCGTCAGCGTGAAATCATCTATCCGTTGCGGCGTGAGCATTCGCGATGATGGTCGACCGTCCTGAAACTGTATCCAGCAGCGAGGATTCGCGTAGCTCCAGTCCAGTGGCTCCGTGACGTGCAGCGTAATTTCCTGGAAGTCGTAAATCATCGCGTCAATCAGGCAACTTTGGGTTTTCCCGGTTGGAATGTCGTCGGACAAAATGATGTGATCACCGAAGTCATGACACCATCCCAGCATTGAAGTCGTAGCCGTATACGTTCGGCGTTGGTGGAGATATTTCATTAACCGACGCATCCCGATACGCCAGGCGCGATCTGCAGTCATGGCAACATCAATGGTGTATGCCTCCGTTTTGCGCGGAAAAGGATTTTCCGGCGTCCGGCACTGTACGGTTTCCTCCGCCCAGGTCACAGGGTTGATATATTTCACATCCACGCCATCAAAATCATCCTCCGACGGGACCCTGAATGACGTCTGCATTTCCTCCACGGTATCCTGAGGAGTAATGATCCCTGTCCAGCTTTTGACGCCCTCTCTCCCGACAGAAAGCAACCCGTCAGACAGCAGAAAATACCCCATGCCAGCCTCTGCAATTTTGTCGAAAATATCCTTTGCTGACGTGCTGTCACTGCTTGCCTGGTGATCAAAATATTCTCCCCTTGGCGTCCAGTAGGTAGCCTCCAGCGTACTGAGCGCCGCAATGTCGATCTGGTCGTCGCGATATCCCAGACTGCGGGCAAGATGCAGGAACGCACCGCTGATTGTCCTGTCACCACCGCCATCATAGTTTCGCGTGGCGACAACACTCACACGCTTGTCTGACTGCGCAGCCAGCTGGCCGCCGGTTTCAACCGTGATCCCTATTGTTGATATTCCTGCGTAGGAGGTCGGACGGGAAAGCAAACGACCTCTGAGCGCCTGCCAGAACATCGAATCCCTGGCATTGTTTGAGCCCTGCTCATTGCGCCGACGGCAGCGAACCTCCACCAGCCCGGGAGAGGACAGATCAAAACGCTCTGTAAAACCGAGGCCATTAATGTTTTTAAGCGCGTAAACCCCTGGCTTACTCGTCCACCCTGAACCGGAACCATAAACGCGATACTGGATTTCATACTCAACATGGCGGACCCGCTTATTCCCGTTGTTCTGGAACCCACAAATTCCGTTTGGGAAAGCAAAGTTGACCTCGAAGGCGTCCACAACTTCATTTTGCGGGCAGGCCAGAAAGGGGCCTAGCCAGGTTTCATTATCGTTAATACCAGACGCGGCAAAATCCACGACGGTACGGGTCATAAAGCCTGACCAGGTGCTGTCAACGACACCGTTAACCACACGCTGTACGGTCGCAGAGGGGCCATCAGTAGACGCTATCTGGTATTCGTTGCCACGGTGCGCCAGGGAAATCCGCTGGGTGCCTTCCGGCAATCCGGAAAAGGCAGTGCCAGAATCGTATGCCAGCGTGACGCTGGCTGTTACCGCAGGGCTTCCGCCGCTGGAGGCTGCACCAGCAGTAAATACCGGGCTGTCACCAAATACTGACGCAGGCAGGAAAGATGACGTAATGGAACCGCCACGCCAGGGGCTGGAGATCTCGGCGATACGTATCACGCCGCCATCATCCTGAGCAATTAGCCCGGAACCATTCAACCCGCCATTAATCGCTGCGAGCAAGCCAGACATTGTGCCGTAGTTGGCGGCCAGAGATATGGTATAGGTGATACCCTGCCAGGTCAGAGAAAAGGTCTGGCTGGTTGTCGTAAAGTCATACGTTGACGGCGACGCACTGGCGCGTAATATCGCGGTCGCTCCCCCTGTTCCCGGAACGGCGTCCTGGTGTGGGGTATACGTGGCGATCTGCAGATCATAGTCAGTGCCGTTAAACGTTAGGGTGACAGGCATACCGCTGAATGGCGCAATCTCTGACACGACGTCGCCTGTCAGCACGTTAAAGCCGCCTTCGATGGATACCTGATAATTCACAGGCGCTTTCAGGGTGACAATAGCGCCCACAGTCCAGCCTGGCGGTAGTTTGTTTTCGTCCTCGTCATCATCGTTATCATCATCGACATCGAGGCCAGAAAACGAAACAGAGGCACCGCTGACGGTCATGGCATCAGCAACGATATCACTGGCTTCAGGGGAAGTCTGAGCCATATCGAGGCCGCTGCCGCTCGACGTTCCCCCGACTTCCGTTGAGTTGAACCATATCTCACTGCGACGGTCCCCGGCCACATTATCGCCGGGCCCATAGCTGGTATATGAAAATCCGGCGCCCAAGGTCAGCGCCGGAGTTTCTCCTACCCGAAAATCCCCACCGGTATAGGAGAAACGCCCATATCCAAGGCAGACAAACATTTCGACCGTCATTCTGGTGGGATCAGCGGGGTCGAATCGCGTTACCGGCTGCACCAGGTAATCCGGGTAAATCCGGTTTCGCCCAAAAGCCTCCCTAACGGGATCACCGAGTTTTGCGGTGTTTGCCCGCGCCGGGTTCAGATCCAGCGATGAAGCGTTACTGGATGAAAAACCGCCCAGCTCTGGTTTAGGGGCAAAGAATAATGCATAGGCCGTAGACGCAATGGATACGGCCACCGAAACCCACGCGGCAATTTCAAGACCCGTGCCATACGGAATGGGATATATCCGCACGTCACTGTCTGGCCGCAACAAACATAACGGCCATTCCGCCGGGGGGACTGCCTGGCCGTTCAGCTCGATCACGACAGGATGAGTTTTATCCTGTGAATAGCTCGGGACATTTCTGCACATCCACTCATGCAGCGTAAGCACACCATGATCGTGCGTTTCAAGGGGTTCACCCGGTAGCCGGGACGGGTAAAACTTTATCGTCATTGCCAGAACTCCACGCGGTTAAAGCGGCGGATAAATCGCGCCAGTGGCAGAAACGTAACCCCCGAGCCTGGATTACATTCCGCGACCTGCAGCTGGTTATCGAGCATTACAACGATCCCGACATGGGAAACTGTTGAGCCCGAATAGCAGGCCACTCCGGCACCTTCACAGGGATCACAACGTTTCAGCGAAAGCATCAGCTTTCTCGCCTCCCGGTCGAGGCCCCCGCCGTCTTTGGTCACACCTGCAAAATCAGGCCATTCAGGTAGCCCCAGGTCGCTGCGTATTTCATTCACAATGCCGAAGCAGTCGAGTAGCGGGTAGGCTCTACCGCCCTTCTGCCATTTAACAGAACGGTATTTATCAGGATTAAACATATTTGCCTCAGGTTAGTAACGTAAGCCCGGATGCTCGGCGAGGTTGTAACGTTTACGGGGCCAGGCTGTTTTGAGGACATTCATATAGCCTGCCGTGACCTGAACTGCTGTCGGGGTCCAGGAGCCGGATTTGATATCGAGCGTATACGGTGAGGATGCTGGGGCAGACAGATCGGATGAAATGTACCGCCGGAATGTCAGCGTGGCTGATTTCATTTCATCCAGGATTTTATCGATCGCCTCAGAAACCCTTCCGTCAATATTGCTGATAGCAAACTTTAAATCCTGTGTCCCGTCGGCGTTCCTGGCTGGTAAGGCGATATCTATCGCGCTGGCCTCAAACGTCACCGGCTGACCATTTTCCAGCGTCACTGAAACGTCATCCCAGCCACTGGTTAGCCAGTAGTTATCATCTCCTGCCGATATCTGCAGCATATCGTGAATAACCTCCGATCCGCTGCTGGCATATAGCCGCTCAAGAATTGTCATGCTTCGGCCACTCTCTGTTTAGCGCAATATCCAGTAACGACTGGCCCGCCAGCCATTCCGGGTAATTTCCCCAACCAGAAGGCGGTAACGGGCGCTCCCATAATTCCAGCGTTGCGCTGTACTGCCAGTATTTTGGCGCGACCAGCGTCGGCCCTTCGTAAATATCCACGAACCTGGCTTTATAGGGCTTTACCCCGACTGGAGTCTGGAGTTTAAGATAGAACCAGGACTGGCCATCTTTAAGCGCATCCCTGAAAAACGCCTCAAACACCTGCGCCAGAGCATCAGTTTTAAAAATCCATTTAACTGATGCCTGGGTGGGTGTTGAGGTATATCGCCTTCGTTGTTGAGCGCGACCGGACGTCATCTCCGTTCGCAGCAAAGGTGATATGGGCTTAAACCCGTACCCGTCCATAAGCGGCATGGGCAGGTATTCGTCCGGGTAGAAAATATCTGCCATGAATATTCCCTCCGGGCAGGTTATCGTGGTTTTTTGGGCTGAAGGTTGGAGTAAAGAGCTCTACCGAAGGCATTTTGAGGATTGTTTACGTCGCTCGTCAGTTCAGATTTTATCTGTTTAGCCAGGCGGCGGCCGTGGGCATCCAATGTCTGCATCATCACATCATCCGGTTTACCAGTGAGGTGGTAATTGACGTTGATGTCACCAGTTGAAAGAAGTTGTCTTTCCTGCTGCTGCCTCGCAGCGTTCTGTACCGCCGGTGATTCCCGTCCAACAGCTCTGACCCCCAGCGAACCATCAGCGCCACGGGTAAGGGGCATGATGGCTTCCGGCCCAGCCTCGCCGAATACACCTGCCCCTTTCGCAAACGCAAAATATTGGGGAGTGCTGTAAACACCATTGCTGTAGGCAGAAAGTGACGGAGAATCGTAAACGCCTCCGAGAGCGTTAAATGAAAAATTAGCTCCCGCGCTTTGAATAACGGTACCACTACTTGCCGCACCGCTGGCACCGCCAAAAAGACTACCGAACAACCCACCCGCTCCGCCGCCAAATGACGCCATAATTGCTTTGGTGATTAAAGCCTGTGTTGCCATCTGGATCAGCGTCTTAATCACCGTTTCGCCCAGGGAAGAGAAAATATTAGACATCCCATCTTTAAAAGAAGCAGCGCCCGTCAGGACGTTGGTCAGGTTGTTGGAAATAGAGTTAGTGGTGGCATCCAGAATTTCGCTGGTTGCAGTGGCAGCCATTGAACTCAGATCAGTAGCCTGATCGGCATAGTTCATCAGGGAATCGCTGATCCCCGCGCGCCAGTCTGACTGCTGCGCATCGGTTTTTTTGTAGTAGTCCTCCTGAATCGCCAGGCGTTCAGCAAGCGCAGCCTGCAGTGCTTCCGTTTGCTGTTTGTACAGGTCCTCAGAAATTTCCCCTCGGCTGAAATCCCGCTGCAGGTCCCGCTGCTGTTTGAGAAAATCAGTGCGAATATCTGCCATTTCCTTCATGCGGTCGCGGGCCTTATCCCCCATCCCGGCACCAAGAAAATCAATATCCCCCCGGTCACGTGCAGCAGCATTACTGTCAGCCAGCCCCTCACGGAACGTTTTTAACTGTTCAGCAATGTTTTTCTGATCAATAAGCGCAGCATTGTGCAGGAGGGTTTCTTTTTTGGCTTGCTCAAGAGAGGCTAACTCCCCCTGCGTCACCTGATATTTCATTTTAGCCAGTTCGGTATTCTGGCTTCCCAGGGCAATTTGTTCCTGCTGCTGTTTAATAAGGCGCTTGTAAACGTCCTCCGTCTTTTCAGCCGCTTTAACCTCTTCGCTTTTTGGCGCTTTCCGGGTGGGCTTATTGGATTCATCGTTTTGCCATTTCGCCAACCCCTGATTAATAAACAGATCGCGGTTAGTCTTAAACTGAGGTTCATCCTTAAGCCCCAATTCGTCAGCGGCATAACCTAATCGGGCTCTCTCCCTTGCTTCTCCTTTAAGCTTCGATAGTTCAAGGTCCTGACGGCTTTTTTCCAGAGCATTGGCTTGCTGTGATGTTAAATCAGCCTGAGGCATTCGCATTGGCACGTTAACCAGCCCTTGCCTTTCCATTAAAAGCTGATTACCCAATCCAAGTAAACGGTTAACTTCGGAATACTTACCAGTCATCATTACAAGGTTCTGGTATTCAGAATTTTGCCGCCATGCTCTTTCTTTTATAAGATCGTTTCTTCTTCTTTCTTGTTCCTCCTGTGCCTTTAGTATATCATTTGCCTTTTCTCGCATCTGCCGTAGTTTGTCTTCTTCTACGACAACCTGTTCGGTAAGAATTGCGATAGCCTTTGTAATATTCAAATCATTTTCTTGAGTAATACCTGGCTTGCTTCTACTTTCATTTAAATCATTTATTTGTCTATTAAGGCTTTTTACGCTCCGCTCTTGTTCTTCGATTAAGCGCTTTTGCTCCTGCATCGCTTCAACCGTTAATTTACGATTACTATCTACCTCAGGTAGAGTCATTGAAGAGGTTTTTTCTCTGATTTGATCTATTTGGCTGGCATACTCCTGAGCTGACTTTCTTGCTTGTTCCTGGCTTTGATACATAGCGTACCATGCACCAGCACCCAACATAACTAACCCGGGTATACCACCGACCAGCCCAAGAGCCCCACTCATCAACCGGGTGCCAACAGAGGTAACGCTGTTAAGGCTATTTTGAGCAGAAATCCTGCCTGAAATATTACGGCTAAGCGCCGCCTGCGCTGCGGCAAGTTTTCTTTCAGCAATTGCCTGTGCATCGGCATTTTTTGCAGCTACAAGCCCCGCCTGAGCCCGCTCCAGAGCTGCTCGTGCTCGTACTTTTTCTGTAGCTGTTCCGGTGGAGAGAGCTGTGGTCAATCGACCTTGCGCAGCAGTAACCTTAGCTTCTGCGGCCGCAACCCTCTCCTGTTGTGCAGCCTGAACATCTGCACTTTTAGCACTCTGAAGGGCTTGCTGGGCGCGGTAAACGGCGGCGCGGGAAGCGGCAACAGAAGATTGCGCGGCTTTTTCCTGAGCGACTGCAAGAGCTACCTCAGATTTTGCAGCTGAAATAAGTGCGCCAGTAGCGCTACTTGCGCTGGTAACAATCCCGCCAAGATACCGTGCTAATCCGATCCCAATCAGACCACCAGCAGCAGTGGTAATCAGTGACATATTATCTGCTACGTCACTGAGGGCCCCGCTGACAGCAGAAGATGTAAGAGAATCCAGCGTACCTGCCAGCCCATCAAGACCGCCAGAAAGTGCGTCTGTTGCACCAGTCGCCTGGTTTACCCCACCGACCCATGCCATAAACGAGTTAGTGACTTTTTGCATTGAGCCGGACACTGTCGGCGGTAACGAGGCAAACTCCCCCTGTAACACACCTAACTGGCTGATTAATGCTGGTACGACTTTATCAATCGTGAGTTGCCCTTGGTCAGCCATCGCTTTAAGATCTTTTCGGGCAACACCCATACCAGCAGCCAGAGCACGGATGACACGATCCCCAGCTTCGTTAACCGCGTTAAACTCTTCGCCACGCAAAACACCTTGAGCAAGCGCCTGGCTAAACTGGGTAATAACAGAACCGGCTTCTTCTGTGCTTGCACCAGATAGCTTTAGTCCTGTTGATACCGCTTCGGTGATTTTGAGTACTTCATCTGAGCTGTAGCCAAATTCACGCATTGATGCTGCAGCGCGTGAAAATAAATTAGCGTTATCAGTAAAAGCAGTGCCCGTACTCTGGCTGATCGCCATTAATCGGGTCTGAGATAAAGTAAAATCATTCGTAGACACTGAGGCTTGTTTAAGCCGTGCATTTACTGAGTTCCATTGGTCTGCAATCTGAACCAGTTTTCCTGTTGCAAATGCTGCAGCTGCAGCTGTAGCAGCTCTACCCGCTGAAGCAAATCCATCCGTTAAATCGGAAAGAGCTTTTTGGCTTTCTTTCGCAGCGGCAGCAGCCTGGCGCCCACCATTCTGCATGGTTTTATAATAGTCTTGCCCCATGCGTGAAGCTCGGGCGATCTCAGTCTGGAATGATTGAGAGTTTGCTGAAACCTTTATGATAAGCTCACGTAGGGTTGCCATTTGTATCCTCACAGGTATAAAAAAAACCGCCTAAGCGGTTTTCTTTAATTAGCAAGAATGTATCAACTACAAATCTCGCCCCATAGTTTAGAAAATTCAGTTCCACCATCATCAATAATGGTCATTCCACTTTTACTTACATACCTTTTAAACCCAGCATATGCACCAAAGCTGTTTTTAGCATTTACTTGTCCGCATACATATCCGTCACGACCAACGATCTGGTTTTTGAAGGTTGCAGATTCGGGGTCTTTTAATTCAGCCTTAACACTAGGGTTGCTTGCTGATATAACATTCATGTTGTCGTATCTTTTCTGCCTATCGTTCTCGCTAATTCTCATTAGCTCCTCATGGTTCTCATACCTCTCCCCCCACAAAGGGACCATTGAGTTAACAAAAAACAAGACAAATACAGAACCGAGAATTATCAAAAGAGAAGCAATTTCCCTGCCAATCTTATCTATATATTTTAAAGGAATAACCAAAACAGCAAAAAGAAACACAATTGATATTGGTTGCCTTAACGCAATAATAAATGCTATAGCAAAAACTACTAAAGATAAAACGCCCAATATTTTTTTCATTTTTTATCCCAATAGGTAGAAAAGAACTAAAATCCTACCATTGGTTATGTAAAACTTCAGCTATCATTGTTTGTTCAAACTGATGCTGCGAGCAAAGCGGCCTCCAGCCCTGCAAAGGGATCGCTGCCGTCGCTTGCCTCTTCCTCATCTGCGCTCCACTGAAGCTGAGCATCTTCAATGGTGACTTTAACGCCCTGCGCTCCGTAAACCGCAGATACCAGCTGAGCATTGAGAATATCGCCGCGAATATCGCCGATTGGGCTGATACGGTCGTATTCAGCCCACATCCTGAATTCGCCGACCGTCATGGTTTGTCGCAGTTCGCCCAGCGTGCGGCCCATCCGGAGCGCCAGCGCCATCAGGAACTGCATGCCAGGCATTTTTACTTTGCTTTAGCATCATCCGCGTCACGAATGAGATCAAGTGCCTGCTTCAACAGCCGGGAATGCACAGGGCCATAGATCGCTTCAACCTGTTCGGTGTCATCGACAGTAAAGACGGGCTGCAGGTCGGTATCCAGCAAAATATCGATGAAAAGCGTGACGTCGGCCCGCATCGTGCGGAAGGCCCGTTCCGAAGGGGTCAGTTCTGGTGCCTCCTGGGGCTCCTGCCCTTCCGGTGGTTTGGGTAATTCCGGGCTGGCAATGCCCTGCCAGCGAATCCAGGCTTCTGCTGATGGCTCACGTATGATGACTTTGGCGTTATCCCACTCCGGAACGGAGACTTCTTTTTTACGAAAGCCCGCCATCGGTGCCAGTGCCAGTGCTTTAAGACTCGGTTTTGACATTAAGTTTATCGCCGGTCTCCCGGCGCTCCGTTAATTGATTGTGACGGTGCAATCAGAAGAAGTAATCACAGTGCCATCGGCATCAGTAACCACGCAGGAATAAACCCCGGCATCACCGGATACAGCGCTGGCTTTCGTAAACGTTGCGCTGGTCTGGCCGCTGACCGTCGAGGTGCCCTTTTTCCAGGCGTAGGTATAAGGTGCCGTACCGCCCTGGACGACCACGCCCATGGTCAGGGCGCTTCCTGCCGCGACCGTTTGGGACGCCGGAAGGTCAGTAGCAAACGACAGAACTCCTGGGGCGTTAATATTGGTGGGTTTACCTTTCAGACGCAGCGAGAACGTTGCAGCAACCACGCCATTGGTTTGAGAATCCCAGGTGTGCTGACGTACCTCAGCGCGCATCAGGAATCCATTACCAGACGGGAAAATAACCTTAAACCCATAAACCCCGTCGTTATCATATGCTGCACGAAGTGCATCCTGCGCCGGGTTGCGGTAGAAGTTACCGGAAAGTGACATTTCAGACGGAGCAGGAAGGCCGTTGATATTTTCCGTTTCATCCGAACAGAGCGTTGTCACGTCAATATCGTTTTTCTGACCAGCGGTAAAGCTTGCCTGTTTGATAGTGCAACTCAGGTTTAACCAGGTTGCCGTATCCAGCTCTGCCGCGGTGACCGGCACAGAGGTAATCATTACTACCGTTTTTTGGGCACGTTCAAATAGTGCTGACATCGCAGCCTCCATAAATGAAAAAACCGCCAGTGGCGGTCGGATTGGATTGGTTTTTGTCAGGCAATGACCGTTATTTCGAGGGTTGCCCGATGAAGATGGGTTGTCGTGTCGTAGCCAGGAATTTTTGTCACCTCGACAGGTGAAAGTACCTGCAGGCGAGCCAGGGCCTCCAGGCGTAACGCTCTGGCTTCGTCATTCGTTTCAGCCCATACATCAACCTGAATGCGCAGTGTCGACTCTGCCTGGCCGCAGAAAACATCCCCGGCAACATCAGTCGGTATCGAGAAAATGACATAGGGAGTGGAAACTGCAGGAAGTCCGTCGCTGCCTAGCGGCACCACATACGGATAAACCCGCCCGTCTGCCAGCGTCGACAGCAGGTCATAGAGATCATCCTCTGTCATTTTGATAACACCTCATCGATAGCCTGATTCATCCGCTGCATCGCCACCTGCGCAGCCTCTTCCATGCGGGTATCAAAGGCAGGACGAACAAACGGATGTGCTGGCGCCGTAGATGTTCCCAGCTCCACGAAGCGCCAGTAGAAAGCATTCCGAGTGTTGCTTGCCTTCATGGTGTTGTCGCTGTTCCCCGTTCGCGGGTTAACGCCACGAATATGCACCCCGGATACGATTTCCCCACGGCGGCGGCTTTTCTGGGTGACGACAACAACGTTTTTCTTCAGCTTACCGGTCTGTTCCGGAGCACGATCAATCACTTCCTGCCGGAGAACTTCAGCCCCGGCACGGGTCGAATCCCGGAGGACTTTATTGTTTTCGGCTTTGCTGAGGGTTTGCAGGTCTCGGGCGATATCCTGCAAACCGGAAAAATCCAGATTCACATCAATCATTTTTCGGTCCCCTGTTTGCAGAGAATTTCCAGCCGGGTACCTTTGATATCCGGAACCGGAGGGCCGGTAACGTTAAGAACGGCACCTTTAAACGGGCCGATGCGTACTTTCAGGCGGGAAGAAGCTGAGATATCTGTACGAAAACGCACCCAGACTCGAATGGTGGCATCGGCACGCTCAGCGCCAGCGGCTAAAAGTTCACGACCGCTTATACCCTTAACCTCGGCCCAGATGGTTTTCCCATCTTCCCATTTTTCAACCGGCTGACCTGAAGGCGTTCTGGAGGTTGTGAAGTTTTGGATGGTGACCCGGTGCCGTAATCGTCCTGCCTGCATAATTCCCCCGCTTAAATACCATAAATTTTGTAAGGCTGGAGAAGTGCCTCGACAGTAAACGGAATATCTGTAGCAGCCTGACCGACAGAGACCGTTTCACGGTTTTCGTACCAGTGACCGATAAGCAGAAGCATCGCTGCTTTCACATCATCGCCAGGGAGAATTGAATCAGGATCATCTGCATACCCCTCGCTGGTTTCGGACTCATACATTTTGCGACGAGTCCATGTTTCGACATAACGAGAAGCAGCTCCGATGTAGAGGGTCAATAGTGAGTCGTCATCGGTAAAGTCAGGCTCAATGCGACAGTGCTCTTTAACCACTTCAAGTTCTAACATTATTTTTTAGCCTTCTTCTCTGGCACAGTTTCCGGCTGTTCCGGCTGTTCCGGCTGTTCCGGCTGTTCCGGCTGTTCCGGCTGTTCCGGCTGTTCCGGCTGTTCCGGCTGTTCCGGCTGTTCCGGCTGCGCAGAATTATCAACATCTACCAGCCGTGCATAACCTTTTTTAACCAGCTCACGGCCATGCTGTTCCAGGGTCTCCAGTGGCTCGCCTTCCGTCACCACTACCCCGCCAAAGTAAATCGGTTTCACCGCGATAAGTTTCATGGTATTACCCCGAAAAGTGCGGCCCGTAGGCCGCCAGAGAAATTACTGACCGCCAGCAACCGGTACAGTGAAGGAGCCGTAAATAAATGCCTCCGGCCGTTTTACTGCCAATGCCAGTCGCTCTTCACAGCGGATCGAGATCATGTTCTTCTCGAAGTCGTCGGCGTTCTCAGTAGAAATAACAACATTGGCATCTTCACGGTCGAAGAGTTGCGCCGCCGCGTTGAATGCACCGGTCAGGAACTTACCCTGGAATGCCGGCGCTTCGGTCGCCACCACCGGCAGCCCCCACAGGGTGGGCCCGGTCAGCGCCGCCGGGTTTGCCAGGATATAGCGACCCAGAGTGTCCTTTGTCAGCTCAATCTTCGCCCAGTCAATAAAGTGCAGAACATGACCGGACGCCGGGAAGCGCGCCAGTTGCGCCTGAAGCATAGCGAGACGCAGATCATCAATGCCGTTCTGCTGCTCGACTTCAAAAGCGGCAGCAAAGGCAGTTGCCTGTGGAACAATGCCGTGAAGATGAACGCCGGTACCGTCTCCGAACAGAATTTCCTGTTCCTCCACATACTTCAGGCCGTAGCGCATTTCCGCGTCGACCGTCGACTGCAACTGGGCAAAGTCATCCAGGATCTGCTTGGACGCCTTGAACATATGCGCGATGGTGGTGACCGGGGTGATTTTGGTTGCAAACTGAATATCGCTGTACGGTTTGGGGGTACCCTCTGCGACAACTTTTGCCGCATTAGTAAACCCGGTTTGTTGTACCCAGAAAATTGCAGGCGCGCCGGTACGACCTGGAGCAATCAGATCACGGATAAACAGTCGCTGTTTGGGCATGGTATCGATACCCGGCAAACGCTGGGGCTCAACAACACCATCAGCAACGCCTGTCGAAAGCAGGGCTGCATTAACCGGAATACTAAGGCGCTTGCCGCCTTCCACGCTCGCCGAAAAGGTTTTCAGTGCTTCTGAGTTAATCACCACCTGCCCTACGGTTTCGACCACTTTTGCAGCATTTGCCAGCGGCATCTGCGCAACATGCTGCTCCAGTTCGCCGAGTGCGGCTTTGAGGGACTTTTCTGCCTCGCGCATGGCGTTAAGTTCAGTCGCCATCTTATCCACTGAAGCCTTTGTCTCTTCAGAAAGCCTGCCGGACTTCTGCGCCTCCTTCAGAGCATCCTCAGCCTTGGCGTTGAATTTGCTGGTCGCCTCTTCAATGGAGGCAGTTACTTTTTTCAGAATATCGTTTACGTCAGACATACGTTCTCCGTTACTGGCATGCGTTAGCCAGGCCGCTTAATGCGACATCCAGCTCAGCTAAAATTTCAGGGTTGGGTTGGGTAGCGCGCGGCATACCATCGGGATCGGTAACAGCGCCCGGCGTGTTACCAGTTAAAGCTTTGATTAATTTCCGGCGTTCAGACCGGGGGGTATTCGTTTTCGCAAGCAGTGCATCAAGTTTGCGTAGCGCGGAAGACGGGGAGTCATCACCGTCGCTTACTGCATCAGCTGAAAGCAGACTGTCTGCCAGCCCTTTTTCTACTGCATCACTGCCTCCGATATAGCTTTCCGCATCCATAAGCTGCTGTACTGTCGCGATATCAAGCCCTGAACGCGCTGAATAGATATCGGCCATAGCGGTATCAAATGGCTCAAGAGAAGTCGATAATTCCGCAAAATCATGGCGGTTGCCCATCGCTACTACCCAGCAGTTATGGATCATCAGAAAGGCACCGCGCCCGATTTGAATATCGTCCCCGGCCATAGCAATAATCGAAGCGGCGCTGGCAGCAATGCCCAGCACTTTTACAGTGACTTTCCCCTGGTACTCGCGGAGAAGGTTGTAAATTGCCAGTCCTTCAAACATATCGCCGCCAGGGGAGTTGATGTTTACCGTCACATCTGCACCGTTCATTGAACGTAGTGCGCCGGAGATGCGTTTTGCCGTGACCCCCTCATCCCAGTAATCACGTCCAACAACATCAAAAATAGAAATAGAGTTGTCATTATCGGATGCAGCCCTGATCCCACCATTCCAGCGCTCAAGCGCTGAGGGCTGGGGCTCACTGGTAACACCCGCGCACGGGCGCCCCGCCGGAGCAACCGGCAGTTGTCTAATTGTCATGGGCATTGGCTCCTAAGCAGCCTGTTTAAGTGGCGATTGCTCGAAAGGAATATCAGGGAATACGTGGTTATGAAGTTCTCTTACAGCCAGCGCCTGAACCGCCGGGTTGCTGTTTTCAAGATTCTTCAACTGAGTCAGGTTGAGCTGAACTGTATAAATATCACCGCCTTCAATTGGCGGCATATTTTCCAGCCTTCGCACATCGTTGCGCGACATCCAGCCATTTTGCAGGGCGCTGGTATAGTACGCCGCACGCCCTGCGCTATCGGCACGCAGAAGCCCTTCAACGGAGAACTCAGCAAACAAGTCCTCATCACTGTTCAGAAGACAACGCGCTATTTCCTGCTCAATATTGACCAGGAGAGGACGCAGGGTATGAGTCAGGAACAGCATGTTCATCCCTTCAAGACTCGAAGCCCAGCTGGATTGTTTTGTCGTATGGCCGACCATAAATGGCGGTACGCGAAACCAGCGACAAATTTCCTCAATACTGAATGAACGGCTTTCAAGGAGCTGAGCGGCCTCCGGGTTCATAGTGACATTCTGGTAAGTCAGTTCATTTTCCAGAACCATCAGTTTCCCGGCGTTTTTAGAACCAATAAAAGACTGAAGGTTTTGACGCAATCTTTCTCGCTGTTCCTTATTAAGCGCCGTTTTTGAAGACAGGAAACCAGTACTTTGCAGGCCATTTTCGAAGATTTTTGCCGCGGCTTCATCAACCGACATAGCAGCGCCGAAAACGTCAACCCCGGCCATTGTCGGCATCATGCCGCACACGCCATCGAGACCAAACCCACGAATATGCATCATCCTGTCTACAGGAATGATCCGCGGAACGCCATTTTCCGTGTAGGTGTACTGTAATTTTCCGCTATCGAGTCGCTTTACAACCATTTTCTGAGGAAGTAGCGGAACCATTGATACCAGCTTGTTACCAATGAAAAACTTTTCGACAAAAGCATTACCACGCAGACAAATGCTGGCCACAATCATCAGCATGAAACGGGAAGGTGTCATTTCCGGGTTAGGGCGCCTGCATAATATCTGGTATGCAAGATTATTCTGGGCCAGTTTTCTAGATCCATCTGACTGTCTTTCGTAAATTTTTAGCGGAAGCGTGGATACCGACTCACTCAAGAGCCTCACACACGCCCAGACGGTAGAAAGCCTGATAATTTTGTCAGCGGTGACAACTTTTCCGCTACTGCTGGTCCCGAACCACTCCTGCCAGAATTCACCGGTAGTCAGGCCTATGGGAACACCAAGCCAGTTTAAAAGGGCGCTCTTAACGCGCCCTGGTTGCTGTTTATTCTTAGCCATCAGATACCCACTATGATCGGATCGTCAAAAAAGCCCTCAATATCACCATCATCAGGCTCGTAACCTTCCGCAGCACCAATTGCCATCGCTGACGCAACCACACCATCTATTCGACCAGTACTCTTTTTCTTGGCGAAAATGCGGTTTTCTTTTTGGTCGGCTTCGGTTACGGCGGAAGCAGCGTTCCATCGGAGGCAGGGGTTAGTTTTAATAATGATTACGCCATCATCCAGCATCTGTTCAAAGAGTTCGATGGAATGAGGCATCCACAGTCCTGAATCCTGCGCCTTGTAGTATCCCTGCCCGTGAGGAATAAGCGGTACTGATACAGAAGCGTTTTCCAGTTCCGGTTCAAGATATTTGATGCGGTACTGGTCGAAGGCGATCGCCTTGATATCGAACAACATGGAAAGATCAGCAATGCGCTCGGCAACAAAGCCATATTTCACCGCCTTTCCGGGAGTGGTATGAATATGGCCTCCCCGTTCCCATGCGTCATAAGGTACGCGGTCTGTTTTCGCTCTATCCAGCAAAGTATCTTTTGGTGTCCAGAACTCCACCAGCAGCTTTCTTTTTTTAGGGAAAAAGAGCGCCAGAGACGTAAGGTCGCGAGTTCCTGAAAGGTCCAGGCCGCCATAACATTCTTCTCCCTGCAGCTCCTGCAGGTCAAAGTCCTCTTCGCACCCCATCCACACATCGCTACTCATCCAGGGATTATCGGCATCCACCCACTGACAGAAGTTTAACCGCCGAACAATGCTTTCCTTCGACGGCATCCCCCGAGCCTGAGTAACCTGCTCACGCAGGTAGCGATCGGTAAAAGTATGACCAAGAGAGGGGTTTGCTTTTTTCCAGCAGGACTCGTCCTTGAATGGGTCTTCTCCTTCGTCCAGGGAGCAAATGAAAGAAAAGAAACTGTCATCCTCAATCGAGCCTTCGGCAACTTTCCGCCCATACTCGTGATAGTCGTAGCAGACGCTGGTTTTGTCGTGGCCGCTGTTAGTGATCATGAAAATCAACGCCTGGCGACGACCTTTCGTCCCGGCGCGCATCATTTCCACAACCTGGTTGTTTTTGTGCTCGTGAATTTCGTCAATCAGTGCACAGTGTGGGCGTGGCCCTGACTGCCCATCATCCGAACTGATAGGCCGGAAAAATGAGCCGGTCTGAAGAAACGCAAGGTTCCACTCTTTCCCGGCACCGCCTGATTTATTTATTCGCTGTGCTAACGCAGGGGACTGATCCACCATCGCGACAGCATCACGAAAAAGGATCATGGCCTGGTCTTTTTTCGTTGCTGCTGCGTAGACTTCTGCGCGAGGTTCTTTGTCAGCAACCAGACAGTAAAGAGCAATACCCGCTGCAAGTGGAGATTTGCCAGAGCCTTTACCTGACTCGACGTAAGCCATGCGGTACCGGCGATAGTCGTCTGAGTTTTTCCAGCCAAAAATAGAACCTACAATGAAGCACTGCCACGGCAGCAGATTAAAGGGCTTGCCCTCATGCTCACCGCCGTTGAGCTTCAGTACCTTGGCAAAAAAGTCGATGGCACGCTGCGCCGCTGCAACATCCCATACCAACCCGCGAGCATGGCAGGATTCCAAATCCCTGAGATGTCGTTTACAGGAGTTTCTAATATCAGGCCCGGCGATTTCTTTGCCGGAATCTACATCCCGCGCATATTGCGTGGCGGGATCAACCGAAGAACTGGTTGAGCGGGTCTTCTTCTTTTTCTCCACCATCCACTTTCACCTTCGTTCTGGCGGCCGGAGTCAGACCGAATTCAACCAGGTAACTTTTAAAACGTCGATCAGCATCCGCCAACATTGCTACTGCCGGGTTAGCCTTAATCAAAAACCCGCCCTCGGTCTGCACGGTGTAAGTTCGCCCCTCGTCAGCAATAGTCAGGCGAAGCTGCAGAATGTCGGCGTAAATATCGCAGAGTCGTTCGAGCGCCAACGTATCGGCAATGGTTAAAATGCCCATGCTATCCAGCAGTACGGTCAACTTCCCCCACGCCACCTTTCCCCAGTCAGTGAGGTGCTCTGGTGGGCTTGGGATTTCTCGCGCTGGCGATGGTTCTTTGTCGTTGAGTTTGCGTTTGCCCGGATTGCCGGTAACCACTTTGAGGTGGGTCGGTTTCGGGCGTCGTCCTGGCATCGGAACCTCCCGGAAAAAAACTTTTCATTTCGCGGTTGTGCACAAAAAGGACTGGCGGTGGTCATTTGGGTTCGAGGTTCTGAACTTTTGACCCGCCCTCCCACTCAGATGAGAATCGATATCATTTGAATGCTAATGGTTTCAAATGATAATCACTTTTGAGGTGTATTGATAATAGTTATCACTTAAACCAATGAGAGCCCGGGTCCAGTGGCATCCCGTTTTCATCGCAGCCGATAACGGTCCCGCGCTTCTCCATTCGCTGTTTCGTTGAGTCATGGTGCTGCTTACACAGCCCTTGCCAGTTCTTCCGGCTCCAGAAAAGCTTTTGCGCCTTTGCTATTGCCTGACTATCACCAGAGCGAACAGCCTCTTTCAGCTTGTGCGGGATGATGTGGTCAACCACTGTTGCCGCTGTTACCCTGCCTTGATCCTGGCACATGACGCATAAGGGGTGCGCACGGAGGAAGATAAGACGCTCACGGTCCCACTTGCTGCCGTAGATGCGAGGCTCTTTGTTCATACGGTGATCCTGTTACTTAGGTAAGCGTTCTATCTTTACTGTTCCGTACAATACCTGCCGCTTAACCTTGCCGCTCTCGGCAGCGAGCCAACCCCGGCTATCAAGCTCAGCGGCAATCACTTCACCTTTCTCATCATCAGCCGAGAAGACGTGCTTCACCTCATGACCATCAAGGTATACTGTGATGCGTTCACGGCCCGGCACTATGAGTTCACCGGGATCATCGTCAAGAACAGTCAGGCGCATATAACCTCCAAAAAAAAGCCCCGCATTTGCAGGGCTATCTATTTATGAGATCAACGGAGTAGAGATATGGCTTCAATTACTTCTTGATCATCTAAGTCTCTGTCTGATGCGATATAATATTCTTCACGCCTCGCATTATTAGGGACTTGTACGACTAATATTGGCAAATCTGTAACCGCACCATCTGGATATTGTAGGCGAATCTCCCTGAGGTGAAGACCGACAGTAACCGTATATGGTTCTGCTCCATTGAAAAAGACAATAACTTTTCTCATCATAATGTTGGCCCTGATTCCAGTTTTAACCAGGTGACATTATCACAGGCACTCAGTGAATGCCTGCTGTAATGCCTTAGCTGGCCTGCTCAGCGCCGGTATCAAAAAGAGCCAGCGCTTCGGTCGCTTCCTGAATCGCTTTACGAGTCTTCGAGACAATCTCGCTTTCCGTGAAAACACGATCAAAGGAGTCTGCGAAAAGTTCGGACTTCAGATAACTGTCGCCTACCCAGTCAATGGCCAGCTTGGCCGCTGCGGTGTCGTAGTTAACTTTCTTGATGATATCCAGGCGGATTTGCTCGGATGCGGTGATCTCTGACATGTCTTACCTCTGTGCGATGTGGGGAGCATTATCGAAGCCACTAATAGAGTGGCTTCTGTAATATCCTCACATGGGGATGAAGGTTGATTTATCCCTTAGTGGGGTTAACGATTAGGAAAGTTGAATGCCTACTGCTCTTTGGTAAATGACGTCACACCAAGTTCAGCAAGCTGATGCTTTACCTCGCCAATGCGTCGGCTAAGCTCGCCAGTGACGCTTCTGCGTACTGCATTAACAAAGGCATCATCCTGATAACGACTCTGAATCGTGACACCTAACCCTTCCCCACGGACGACGATTGCGCGTTGTGCTTCGAGCTCCCTAAGCTGTTCGCATAAGATTGAAGCTGCATTAACATTATTGATATTCATCATCCACTCTACTTAACTGTTTCGATGGTCGATCCGTGACTGTTGGTGATGTAAATCTGATCGCCCTTGTACAGGAACTGATAACCAACACCACCAAGCTCAGGGATATCCGGGAAAGCTGGTGAAGGAATTCCTGAACAAATAATGGCAATGCAATCAGCCCGGCTTGCTCCAGTACGATCGACCGTTAGTTGATGCTCATCACCAATTGGTTTCGTCATATCTTGGTCCTCATAGGACCCCGGGATATGTTCAATGATGTCAGGCGCCATAACCTCCAGTTCATCAGCAAGGGCAAAAGCCTGACGCCATTGCTCAGACCCAGGACGAGCAACCGTGATTTCCTTCGCCTCATACAATGAGGTGGCATTGTTGATAATCTGCTTAACAGTAAACATTTTTCTTCTCCTGCTGCTGGTAATAAAAATGCCGCACGGTGGCGGCACTGATCGAATATCAGGATGTTGCAAAAAGTAACGCTCGCTTATCTTTGAGTTTCCACACAAAAAGTAAGGAGCGTTTTAATGTCAATTGAGCAAAAGGTACTCCAGCCAATTATTGATGAACTGGAATCCATTAAGGCAAAGAATGAGGTTATGTCGATAGCTATTGCATGTCTTTTCAGTGAGATAAATGAAAGTGACGGACAAAGGTTGAGCGATAAACTTATTAACGCCTTTAATGACCTGAATAAGTTGAACCCACCGAGTTCACGGCTGGTTAAAGTGTCTCGTCACAACGCCTTTTCACAAGCTCTATCAATGATGCGTAAGTCTCAGCAATCTTAGCGTCCAGATACCACAAGAGTATGCTGTCATCTGACTGCATACTCTTTATTACTCCAGACTGCAATCCAGCAGAGGCGGTCTCTGAAAAATTCATCAGTAGTTCAATCTCGGCTAGCCTCTCTTTCAGCAGGCGCACCTTTTCGATGACTGAATCAATGGCGCTGTCATCAATTTCAATTACGAGTTTGCTTTTTTTTCATAAGTCCTCCGTTTCGGGCATAAATCCCGCCGCTATAGCGAGGCCAGTAATGTGCGTTATTTATCCTTTGCTACGGTTAGCGCATCGGAAAGTTAATGAGGAACATAAGCCCGATAAACGCGCACAGCACCCCAATAGCGACGCCCACAACAATGAGCGCCCAAACGATAATGGTTCCAATGGTTGCAATCATTTTGTTCAATTTCCGGTTGGTTGCGGGCAGTTCGCCAGCACTGATTTGTTGTGCGCCAGAATGTCGCGCTTGGTCTGTTTATCCAGCACGTCGATATCGTGGTCGGTCAGGTAGATAATCCTCACCCAACTGCAGGCCGTATCAACAACTACCGGGGCGGGTAAACTTTTCGCGCAGCTCCCGATCAACATCGTCATCAGGCATATGGCTAACAGTCTGCTGTACATCGCTGGCCTCTTTCGTGACTTCTGCCTTACGTTCTGCCACGGCGACGGTGGCGGCGGCGTTCTCTTCAGTACGCTGCTGATCGGCTTTGGCTTCCACCTTACTGGTCCCGCGAGCATGACCAATGCCGAACGCGCCAGCGATAGCACCCAGGATGACGACCACCAGCCCAGCAATAATTTCAAAGCTCATTGCTGCGGCTCCTTCAGTTCGTCGGCCTTGTCTTTCAATACTGGCTGGCGCACGTATTGCGATAGCACGGCCAGCACCACCAGCGCAGGGCTAATCAACGCAACGATGTTTGGCGGCAGGATATTTTTGATATCCGGCGGCAGCATCGCCCAGGCGTTCAGTGCAGCATCCGGGAACGACTGAGCCCATACACCAACCAGCGCGCCGATAGCTCCCAGCTTTACAGACCACGTTTTCAGCAGCAGGCTGGCATGGCCTACGAACTCCAGCCGGGTATATTTGCGCAGAAGTAACAGAACGAGCACAGCCACCAGCACGAGCAAAGCGAAAATGATCATCTTCACAGGACACGCTCCTTAACCCAGCCGTAGAGAAAATCCTCGTTGGCTTCGCGGCCCTCGGCCAGTTCGAGGTATCTCGCGCCCTGGCTGCAGTTCAGCGCACGCATCAGAACCTGCTCACCCTCTTTCCCGCGGGCGGAAAGATATCCCTTAAGCGCAGTGATGGTTCGGGGTCCAATCGCGCCATCCGGGATAAGGTCGGGATAAAGCTTCCCGCGCATATTCATTGCCGTCAGCCAGCGCTGGAAAAACTTACTGGCGACGCTGGGCCCCATGTTCACGCCAGTGTCGCAAAGCTCATCCGCCAGTAAAGTAGATAGAGCTGCCACCTGGTCAAACCGGGGGCCGGTCCAGTAATCGCTCAGCAGGATTTGCTTTGCTGTTTCCCTGGGCAGGTTTCGCATATCACCGGTGTAGCCATGTGCACGGGCGGTGGTTTGCGTGATGCCCCAGCGGGTCGGCCCGCCTTTATCAGAGGGGTGATCGACATAGCCACCTTCTTTTCCGAGAATACCCTCAATAATCTGGTCTGCTGTCATTGTGCTTTCACTCCGGTAAGTCGTTCCCAGAAATACGTGAGCGCTACAGAACCCATAGCACCACTGATACCGGCAGTGGCCAGTATCATGTAAATACTCAGGCCACCTTCAATGCTGATGAGCCCACCAATGACCCCGGTAAAAGCTGAAACCACAATCTGCGCAAAAGCATTTATCCAGCTCCATTTTGCTTTGCCCTGCTTCACATCCATCAGGAATCGGACAAGGCCGCCCCAACCAGCAATGATCAGCAGAGCCAGCCAGGTGATTCCGGCCATGCTCTCTTTGTCTTGCATACGATTTGCCATAGTTTCACCTCCGGTTTAACGGGGTGCTGTGCGAGAAAGGAATGGGCGGCCCTGTTAGCGAGCACGGGGTTAGGAATCCCGCGCTCTTTAACCTGCCCGGATTGGGTTACGAGCCCGTCAGACAGTGGGCCTGTATGAATGGCCGCCAGATGGATTTACGACTAAACACTGAAAGTGAGTGACGTTCTGGCCGCGCATTGAGGGTTTAAGCTTCAAATAATCGACAGATTAAAGATATCAAGCCACCAAAATTAAGGATCCGAAAAACAAGTCATTGATTTCATTTAAAAAAATAAGTAAAAACAAAAAAATAGGAATGCATACAAGCATATTTTACTACTTAATAAGTAATTTACGGAATTTGACACCATAAAAATCTATAAAATCAATAAACCATAAATTCAGATTAATTAGTTAAAATTAACAAGTTTTAAGTGTTAGGATTTTTCTCACTACAACTATAAATTCCTGCCAATCAATGAAAGAAAGTACTTTAGGGTAGAAATTACATGTCAAATTTACTGATGCTAGCCTTAGCTATAGCTCTTCTTTTTATTGGTATTGGTTTTTTTGTCTCTTATATAAGAGACAGGAAAAGATATAAAAATACTTTTAAAAATAGGCGTAGGTAACCACTTACCAGAAATAGAAAGATGTTAGACACATCTTCTGACCAATAAAATTATAAACCTAAAGGATTTCGACCAAATCATTTTCATAACTTCGAGTTAGCTAACAATTTCTTTGTCTGAACACGCTGCAAATTAAAAGGCTTAACTAGTTTGCATAGGCTGGAGTGTCGCGATTATTTACAGTGCTTTAGTAAATCGCTATGATTTACGAACTGGGGAGGCCTGAGACTCACCCCAGTGTCCTTAAAATCTGATTGATGCTTTTGAGGTCCGCTTCCCGAAGCGGGCCTTTTTTTTGCCCAAAGAAAAGGCCCGCCGAAGCGAGCCAGCCACTGCTGTTTCTTTGTTTTTTTTGGTCGTGGTGCCGGGTGCCTCCCGGTGGATCATATGCGGCCTCAGACCCCCGCTTGCTAAATACCAGAACGCCGCAACGACCCTCCGCATAGGGGGATTCACCACGCCAAAAATTTAACATCTGAAAAAAAACATTTCAATGTTCTACGACGATGTGACAGGGATACTGATGCAATGCATCTCGCGAATACCCCCTGTCGTATCGCCGGAAAGAAAAAACCCCGCCAAGGCAGGGTTTCGATGAATGAAATGCTTCAGATACAACTTGGCATGGTTAGAATCATACACGACAACTTCGGACAAAATCAAGCTTTACGCATCGAAAAAGCAAAATATTGTCGCCATCGTTTCAAAAACTGGTTGCCCTCTGAAATTCCTTATCAGCATGACGCTCTTCCTTCCAGCATACGTCCACCAGCGCATCACAGAACGGTTTCCAGTTACGTGTCCATGTTCTGATGTGCAGGTCTGGGATAAGCGTCAGAATCGCTTTATAAGCAGCGGTAGACGGAATCGTTGAAAAGCCATTCCCCGAACAGCGCTCACAGATTTTATATACCGGCGCTCCCAGCTCTTTTGTCGCTTTGCGGTCCAGGGTCTGGCCAGAACCACCACAACGGCAGCGGGCGTTGATTGCCCCCTTGCCGTCACAGGCTTCACATTTGGTGCTGACGATGGCTGTAACCTCTGTCCATTTCTCCCAGTCAGACGGACGGACGGCGTGGGACCTTTTCGCCCAATAAGGCGCCTTACCCCACGGATATGTGACCTTGCGCTCCATGGTGGTCGTCTGCACCTTTCCGGTGCCATTACATACCCTGCAGGCTCCCGTTGTTTCAGCTGAGCGGGAATACTCCGCAAAGGCAAATTGCGCCAGAATCAGGCAGCAGCGCCCCAGCGTTTTACCCGCGGCCTTGCGCACGTTCTTTGGTGCTGTATCAAGGGCATGCCGCGCCAGCGCCTGAACCGCCAGCTGCTCATCAGTCTTACTGATGCCAGCCTTACCGAAGAACGCCGCCAGCCCGAACCGTGCCCGGCTGCTGGTCACCCCGATCCCGGTCATAACGTCGGTACCGTTCAGGCGATTCGGCGATGTGCTTTTCACGTCGTCGCTGATATGCATGCCCTGCGGGCTGAAATGCTTTAACGATGCTTCCAGTTTCATGCGGCCACCTCTCCGATATCAGAAATTAAAATTTGTCCGGATTCACCCCAGATTTTTGTGACACGAAAGTCCCAGATATGTGCATCATCAGTAAACAGAGCATCCATCAGCGCTTTAATCATGTTATCGGCGTCTGGTTTCTGCTGGTGTGCCTGCCCGTTCATCGTTACTCGCTTCTTCTGGCTCCAGCTCTTTGGCATGGGAACTACGAAGGTTATGTGTCCGCCCTGCTCCGGCATAGCAACGTTCTTCAGGCGGATCTCATCGCAGAATGCCCGGTAGCGCATGACCACTTCCCGCTGTTTCCATTTGTCTGCCCGGGTCATCCTCGGTTTGCCCATTGGTGTAATGTTAAAAATCTTCATGACCAGCCCGGCTCCCTTTCGTGTAACGGCGTTGATGTGCCTTTGGTTGCGGCGTCGAGCGCTGGCGAGCTTCCTCCTGATTAATTGGCAGGAAATGACCGTTGTAGAACCGACGGTAGATAGTCCCCAGCTCCCCATTCCGCTGTTTTGTCACGTTAATTTCAGCAATTCCCTTTGCTGGCGATTCAGGGTTATAAACCTCGTCGCGGTACAACATCAGGATCAAGTCAGCATCAGCCTCAATTTCTCCCGAGTTTTTCATATCGGAGTTCATTGGCCGCTTATTGGGTCTGGATTCCACACCGCGCGACAACTGGCTCAGCGCGAGTACGGGGGTTTTATTAGCTTTAGCCAGGTTTTTAAGCCCCTTGGATACTTCGCCAACGGCCAGGTCGTACCGCGCAGCACTCTGAATTTTGATAAGCGCCAGATAGTCGATGACCACCAGCGCGATTTCAGGATGCGCTATCTGATAGCGTGTTGCGGTTTGCTGGATCTGGTCGATAGTTAGGCCGGTGGCGTCGGTGATCCAGATATTGCGGGTAGCCATTCGCTCCATGCCGTTAAAAAATCGAGCCCAGTCTTCGTCCTCGAATTTATCCACTGCTTTCAGGCGGGACATCGGCATGCCCCCTGCGGCGGATACCATACGTTTGGCAATCTGGGTATCAGACATCTCCATGCTGAAAAACAGCACCCCATGCCCCTGAGCGGATACTTTGTCGATGATATCCAGTGCCAGTTCGGTTTTGCCCATCGATGGCCGCGCGGCAATAAACACCAGATCAGTGGATTCAATACCGCCGGTCTTGGCATCAAGCTCCTCAATTCCGGTAAGCAGGCTTCGGGTCTCTTCTTTACCCTGGCTACGGGATTCCGCTTCATCGGCCACCGCGGTGAGTAGTTCAGAGATGTGAACGGGCTGAACGGTATCCGCTGAAATGTCGATAGCCGATACAGCCTGTTTAGCGGCTTCCAGTGCCACCAGGGCTGCATCGCCGTTGTTAGCGTTTCTGATTTGTTCCAGCACTTTTTCCAGTGCTGCTTCAGCATCACGAACGCCAGCATTGCGACGCAGAACATCAACGTAAGATAACAACGCGGATTTCGCCCAGCTGATACGGGTGGCTGCAAGAATTGTGGTTTGAAGCGCGGGCAGCGATTCGCACAACAGCAGTGGATCAATCACGCCACTACTGCGAGCCTGTCGGCAGATACCAGTGTAAATCTCCCGATACTGGCGAACTGAGAAGGTGCCCGCAGGCAGCCGGGAGAGAACATCCAGCACCTCAGGATCAGCTCCGCGCAAAAACAATGCGCCGATAACCGCCCCTTCAAGTTCGTCGTTACGCCAGACTGGTGTCATGCATGCCCCCGTTATTCCCACGAAAACTCGTCCAGTTGAAAACCAGGTAGTTGCGCCCACCATCAGTAACTCGGTCAAAAATGCGGTCGCTGATAAACTCTTTCAGTTGCTCACGCGGCAGGTTGCTAATCAGGATCGTTGGCAGAACACTTTCATAGCGGGCGTTAATGATCTCATGCAGGATTGTCATCTCTGTCGGGCTACCAAACTGCACACCCACCTCATCGATAATCAGCAGATCCAACGAAGCGTAGTGATCCAGTACGCTCTCTTCGGTTGTGTCCGCATTGTGGCGCCAGGTGCTTTTCACCGCGCGAGTCAGACGCATCACGTCGGTCAGTTCCACACTGGCGAGATGGTTGCGGATGATGTTTTTAGCCAGTGATACCGCCAGATGGTTTTTCCCCGTCCCGCAGCTCCCTGTTAGCACGAGGCTTTTCCCGGCCTCCAGAACAGCTGGCCAGTTGTTTGCGTAGCGCTTGCAGGCTGCGAGGTTGCGTGAGGCTTCCTGATTGATCTCCAGGTAATTATCAAACTCGCAATCACCAAAGCGTCGAGTGATACCTGCGTCGTCCAGCAAGCTGCTAACGCGAAGCTCTCTCAGTCCAGACTCAACACTTGCCTGCTCCGACCGGATGCACGCAGGGCAGCGGGAATGCTTGAATGTCTCTCTACCGCGAAAATCCTTACCCACCAGCGTGAATCGCTCGTAGTCTCCATGCTCCGGACATGAAGCCATGCTGGTGTGGTTCGAGTTCCAGCCCCCCCAGGGAAGTGTATTCTCTTCGGCGAAAGCGAGTTCATCGCCGAGTTTTGCCTGCTGCGCCATCAGGTCTTCACGCTCTTTGAGCTGATTTAAATTCAACATATCCACCTCACTCAAAAATTCAGGTTCTCACCAGATTCGCCAAAATCGTCAGACATGCGCCCCAGTCCAGACAGGCGGGCAATAGTGCCGTTGTGCCCACCTCCGGGAGCGGATGGCGCCTGCCAGGATTCTTCGAAATGGCGATCTGGTCCAAAGAACGACGCGGCCTGCTTGACGTACTGGGTGCCAACACTGCCGGTTGCACGTGCATAGGCTGCGTAGCGTTTAACACCCGCCAGCATGACCTCAGGTTTAACCCCTTCTTTCAGACGAGTCTTCCACGCCTTGAAGGCCGCAGCCTTGGAATTACCACCGGCGCGTTTTGGGTATGCCTGCCAGGCTGTCTCAAACTCAGGGGAATAATCCTGTTTTGCAGAACGAGCCGCTGCAGAGGCGGTAGCCGAAGCGCCAGTATGTTTTATAGGTTCATTGACTGGTTCATTGACTGGTTCAAAAGAGTGACTGATTCTGGGTGCAGCTCCTGCACTACCCCCTGGTGAATCTCCTGCACCAGGTAGTGAATCTGTTGCACCAGGTAGTGAACGATTTGCCCCCCCCCTGGTGAATCTCCTGCACTACGTAAATTGAGCTGATACACGTTGCTGGAATTCCCCTTTGGTCCCGTCCGTAGCTCTTTTTTTATCAGGCCGCACTCACATAGCGCCTCGATGTGATTCATCACCGAACGCTTGCTAATTTCACACTGGTCAGCAATGTGCTGGTAACTAGGCCAGCACTCCCCGAGATCACTGGCGTTATCCGCCAGCTTAAGAAGAACCAATTTGCGCAAAGGGTTTCCGACCTTAATTTTCATAGCCTGAACCATCAGATCCATGCTCATACCAAAACCCTCGTGAAGTACTGTTGAAACTTCCAGACCGGCTGCATGCATTCATGCGGATAATCCGGCCTGGTAAAATAAACTTGCTGCTTTTCGCGATCCCAGCCGGTGACATGCACGACAACACCTCGCGGATCGTGATACAGCCTGTCCAACGCCTTAATGCTGCCAGTTTCTGGAAACACTTGGCTCACCTGCGCTTGATTTGTAATCAAATTGTCTGCTAAGGTCTTTCATGAAATCTCCCTCCAGGTCATTTCAAATCAAATGCTGTGTTGGAAGTCAGAACAGGCCGGGAGAAGTGCCACCACCTTTTCCCGGCTTTTTCTTTGCAGCTTTCCGCTCTGCCGTTGTTGTCTGCCCAAGAGCCCACTGACGGGCACGATACAAACAGTCATCAAAACAACTCCCTTTTTTGGTTGACTGCGACATGCAGCGGTAATGTTCCAGCCCCTTTGCTACCCCCCCCCCCTGAACCACCGACGGTGAGAAGCCTTCAGCTGTCAGAGCGGCTGTGATGTGCTTACGGATAAAATCAGTCGGGTTCACAGTGATCCTCCAGTTGGTGCCGAACCTTCCCCCGGTATATCCTCATGGTTCCTACACCTTAGGGCCGAGGAGGTTCGACATGTCTGAAAAAGCCATTCCCCTGTTTTGCTACAGAGATGAAAGCCAGTACGAAGAATTTCTGTCAGTTTTTGCCGACGCACACGCGCTGCCAGTGACCTTTGAGGTCTGGAAAAGAAACGCCGAAATAACTATTCAGGTGCTCCAGCACCAGGGAATTGTCGTTAATCGCGCGTATGCAGACAGCAAAGAGGAATTCATCGAATTTTGTCGGATCTTTGGGTACGTCCCCGATAGCAAGGCCCGATTCAATTTCGCTTTCCTCAAGTCCCAGCAATAACTGACTCGAAGCAGCAAACGTCACCGGGGAGACAATTAACAACTCCCCGCCACACTTCCCGAAGTAGCTAATCGTTACTTCTCCGCTCATGTGGGCTCCTGTTGTTTGGCTTTAGGGATCAGGTAATACACCCTACTTATCGGGTCGTACCTGATGCTGCGTGGCAGCAGCGGCTGGAAGTAGCGCGGATCAGGCATAGCGGTTGACTGTTGTGACATGTCACACCCTTTTATTTCGTTACAGCCCTGGGTGGCTGTAGGGAATGTCCTCGTCAAGATGGCAAAGGATTGCGACATCTTCCGGAACCCCGCGACTTTCCCATTTCCCAACCGCCTGACTACTCCTTGGTTTGCCCTTGCGAGGGAACCTTCTTCCGATTGCAGTGTTTGTTTTGAATTTCTGCTTGAGGATTTCAAACAAAGTCATATTCATTTTCCGTTAGCGAAACTATTGTATCAATAGATACTAGCAAATAGAATCCAAAGTATCAAAAGTAAATGTTACTTTAGTTTCTTTCGGGAGGGACTATTCATGAGCTCGTTAGCAGACCGTTTGATAAGCCGACGTGAATTGTTGGGTTTAACGCAAGAAGCTCTCGCCAAGAAGGCTGGCGTTACGAGAGTGGCCATCAGTAAGGCTGAATTGGGGCTAACCAAAAATTTTAACAGCAATACTCTCTTCAAGATCTCGTCAGCACTTGGGTGTGAACCAGAGTGGCTTTCGACAGGCAAGGGAACACAAGAGAAACTGCCAAGAGCCCCACAGCAACAGAAGCCTGTTAGTGATACGTCTTGGATTAACAATGTAGCTGAGACCGTGCAGCCGCAGCGCAGATATAGCTATCCGAAGTTGAATTGGGTTCAGGCCGGACAGTTTGCGCAATGTGGTGATAACTATAATATGTATGACATTGAAAATTGGATTGATTCTGTAAAATACGCGGGCGAGAGAGGTTTTTGGCTGGAAGTAAAGGGCGATTCAATGACCTCTCACACTGGCATTACCTTCCCTGAAGGTATGTCCATACTCATCGATCCGGAAAAAGAGCCATACCCTAACTGCTATGTCATCGCACAAAAGAGAAGCAGCAAGGATGTCACATTTAAAAAATTCGTAACTGACATGGGGTCTGGTTATCTGAAACCACTTAACCCCCAATATCCAATGATCCCCCTTGACGATGAATGCGAAATTATCGGTGTAGTGGTCGATGCGAGATGGGATATCTTTTAATTATTTATCAAATACATGCCGGGCCTACCGGCTTTTTTTTGGCTCATGAGCGAAAATAAAGTATCAAAAAGACTTGCACGCATATGATACTTTAGTTACCTTTAATTCACCGATTAAACACACTCGTGGTGAATATGAAGATGATCACAGAAACCGAAAAGGTAATTTGCTGCTCGGAAGGCTTGAGTAAACTTGGACATATTTTGTCGATGCTGTGTCATGCTGTAAAAGATAACAGCTGTGATCCCGATGATATTGAGGGGTGTCTTTGTATCGCATGGGATATAGTGAACTCAATGCAGCAAACTATTAAAAACGAAAATAAAGAGGTGGCAGAATGAAAGCTAATACCACCAACCACCCCAACATCATTAGCGCAATGGAGTTCACTAATAACGTATGCGCCCTTCTTGTGGCAATTGAGTTAAGCGCTGAGCAACTCGATACGGATACAATTAAAGACGCGTCTAATGGTATTCGTTACCTGGCTTCGCGTGCATATGAAGAACTCGAACACCTTAAGAATTTAGGGACGGAAAAATGAAGACTCCATTCCCAATTGAAATGCTTGAGACTATCGCAGCGGGTATTGCAGAAAACACCGTGCTTCTTGAACTGATTTATAAAAACAGCAATGAAGATCACGAAACTGATTGTGCAATAGCTTGCTTAATTCGCTCAATGAAAAAGACACTAGACACAACTAACGAATATATCAAATCATTAAGCGACGCACCTGCCCCCCCCCAACGGGAACATGGTGAAAGCGATATTACTGATGACATTTTTCACGCGACCATCACAGCCAGAAAGCTCGAAGAGCTTGCGCATGTTTATAACGAGGTTTACTTCACAGATGGCGATAATGGTAAACCCGCCATGTATATGGCCTCTGCAATTTTCGACTATGCGATTAAGGTTTGCAGTGAACTGAAAAACATCGAAGCAAAACTGAATTAATCAAAGCAAGTTTAATTAACACCTTAATCGGTGGGGAACCTTACATTCTAAATTTATCGAGAGGTCTATTATGAGTTTCATCATCGACCGTGACGCATATAAAACCGCCCTGCTTTATGCAGCCAATGGACACGAAATCATAGCAGGACTTTATCTGCGCAAAGCGTATGGGAGGTAATTATGTGGGATCCTGCAAAAGATACTGGCATTGAGGAGGCGGTAACTCAAGCCAATAACCTGAGCGAACTGTTGGATTTGATGCATCTTTGCTTTAGAAAAATGAATTCGTGTCAAACCGAGGCGTTAATCGGTCTTGCACTGAATATGTCGTCTGACATTTTTACTTGGATAAGTGAAGAGGAAAAACGACGTGAAAATAAATCTGATTAAAACTCGACGCCGTCACCTTGTGCGGGCAAAGCTCGATTCAATGATGCGAAGAACTGGGAGTTACTTTCAGCTCGTAAAAATGGACGATGGAACAACGTTACCTGTCGAACTTGATGAAGATATTCTAACAAAATCATTAATCAAATTTTTCGAAGCGATGATTTATGACACCCATAAACGCGAGCAGGCAGAAAATTTAATTTCTGAACATTATTCGAATTGCATGGGAGTTAATAAATTAACACCCGATGGTGTGGACTTTATGAATGCACTCATTGCCACGCTGGCCGAACAGTCATTAAAAGCCGAGGGCTAAATAATGAGAATGATTCAATATCGTGGCGTACTTATTCCAGCTCCCCCACCAATGGTGCAATTAAGTTGTGAGCCGGGTTTTACCGGGCGAGTGGTGGTCGAACTGAAAAATGGCGAGTTCGTCAGGCAGTACCCACTGCGAGAAAAAGACATGTTTTGCTCACTCGAGGCGTTTCTCGATCTGGCTCAGGAAGCTGGATATCAGGTAATCGCACCCGAGACGGAGGATCACTGTGGCACTGACAGCAATACGCATTCCTGAGCGGGTACACCTGCAGGCGTTGCAGGTCCTGCTGCGCTATCGGCGCCGGCGGATATTCCCGCGGCGAATGCGCCGCACCGGCTACCTCAGCCTGAAGGTTAACCCACGCTGGCGGCTGTTATCGAAAGACGATGGCCGGAACTGGGAAGTTATGAGTCATGAAACCTATAACCGGGAGAAAGACAAATGATCGACAACCGCACTGCCAGCGCTATTGATCTGGCGTTACAGAAGCACCACACGCCAGTCGGCGACCTTTTCGTCGCTATTCGTCACGGCCGAATGAAGCGTTGCTTCAGCCGCGGTACCGCTATTAGCTGGCTGGCGCACTTTCTGACGTCGCATGCTTTCGCGCGATCCGGCTTTACGCAACGTCACCCGGATGTCCAGGCAGTCCATCCACTGAAACCTGAGTTGACTCACTGGCAACGTGGCGCCGTCACCCTGGAATATTTTAATGCCCACCAGCGCACCGTTCGCCGGGTGCGCCGCATCCTCGCCCGCAAACGAGAAATGCAGAAGTGGTGCGAAAAGTGGGATGCCATGCACGACCGCTACGTGAAAGAGCGCGAAGAACTTAAAGCCAGCAAACCAGTAGAGGTACGCAATGCTTCACAACTTTCTTAACCCGGAACCAACCTCAACAGGGATCCGGTCTGTAAACCGGGTGATTGGTTACTCTGCTGCCATTCGCCTGCTGGATAACGGTCGCTATGACAAACACCTCGCCGAAGGAATGGAGATTCTGGCCTGCATCATGGAAGCGGTAGAAAGCAACTGGATCACGCTTAACATCGAGAAGCAAATCATCGTCTGGCGCTGGTTGCTTGCCGCAGTATTCATCACTGAGGAGCGGGAGAAGAATGGGACTGTCGACGTTCCGAACGACGAGGGCGGTGTTGACACTGCTGTTATCTATTCCGGCGAGCATGGTGCCATTAGCGTTTACCCAGGGCCGGAACGCTTTGCGCTCGCAAACCACATTGAGGCTGGCGCCATTGAGAAGTACGGGCCTGATGTTGGCCTGCAGTTGGCGCTGCGGATGTATCAGGACATGGTTGTTGCTGATGAAGAACACGGCTTCAGGTTATCGGGCATGGGTTGGGAAGTTTTCAACATGCTACATGATGGCTTTATCGAGCAAATCCAGACCGAAGGTGTGCCAGAAGCACCGATTATGCATTGAGGGGAATGATTGATGACTGCAAACGATGAGTAACGTGGTCGGCTGGAACTGAAACTACCGGGAATTAGTTATGAAGTCTGGTGCCACTGTTGTGGCCTGAAAGTGGTGTGAGGTTGATATGATTTTTCTGGATGTCGTACCGATTACAAAGTACTGCGAAGAGATGGGTGAGACGCTGGATGCCGTTAACAAACGGTTACAACGTGGAGTGTGGCAGGAAGGTGTTCATGTTTTAAAAGTCGATGGTTCCAAAGAACGTTGGATCGACTTAAAGGAGATTGCAAATTGGGCAAGACAAAACAAGGATCACTATCTCTCCCAAGAGGGGTAACAATCCGTCATCACAAGAATGGTTCCACCCTGGTTATAACCTTTACATATAAAGGGATTCTCTGCCGGGAATCCCTGTCCAGAATGGAACCTAACGCGCGTGGGATAAAATACGCCGAGCGCTTACTCGGAGAGATACAAAGCCAGATCGCAGGTGGCACTTTTGAATATGCTAAATTTTTCCCTAACTCCAAAAAACTGGAGATGTTCGGAGGGATCAGGAAAAACAAAAACATTAAGTCATACCTGGATGAATACCTGAAAATCTGTGCGAACCGTAATCTGTCCCCGTCCACGATTAACGGCTACGAAAAATGTATTTCGACTCTGTCAGCACTGCATAAACTTCACGTTACAGAACTGACCCCAGGTGTTTTGAAAAACTGGATATCCAGCCGGAAAACAAAGCTGAAAACGATCAGGAATAACCTTTCGTTTCTGCGTAGCGCTATCGATGAGGCGGTAACGGACGGCCTGCTAACCATTAACCCGGTGTCCCTTGTCAGTGCCAGTCGGTATCACGTTGTCAACAACAGTCCAAATACCGATGATTACGTGGTCGACCCATTCGTGCCAGCTGAAACCAGCGCTATCTATCAGCACTGTAGATATCTGGAATGGGAGAATTTATTCAGGTTCGCCTTCAATACCGGGCTGCGTAGCTCTGAGCTCTGTGCGCTACGCTGGACAGATATCGACTTTATCGAAAACACAGCTCACGTCCAGGTGGCAAAAGTTATAGGGATATTGAAAGGTACCAAGACAAAAGCAGGCACCCGGAAAGTTGAACTGAATAATGAGGCTCGGGCAGCACTGCAGTCACAAAAGCAATTCACGCTCATGAAAAGCGAGTTCATATTCAGTGATCCCAAAACGGGTAAACCATGGACGAACGCGAACGCCATTCGAAAAAAAGCATGGGTGCCAACCCTTCAGATAGCAGGAGTTCGTTACCGTAATCCTTACCAGACGCGACACACCTTTGCCACGCGGCATATCAGCCAGGGCGCTAATCTTTTCTGGCTTGCTGGTCAGATGGGGCACAAGGGGCCCGAAATGCTGTTCCGCCACTACGGATCATACCTGGCTGAATACGATGGCAAGACCTCGATTTCCGCCATCCTGTAGGGGGAGGATATTGCAAAATGTTATACCGAATCAGGACGCACAATAGACCTCAACCTGCGCGTAAAATGCACGTAATCACGTTAAATTTAAATTTTAATTTTTATATTCAATAGGTTATAAACAAAGCAGGATTGGGTTCAACTCCCGCCAGCTCCACCAAATATAACGGCCTGATTCTCTTAGAGTTTCAGGCCGTTTTTCTTTGGGCGTGTGGCACAACTGTGACTCAGGAGTGTACCATATGCCATCAAACAGCATCCCCCATTACCTCTATAAGCGTAACCACACTTGGTGGTTCAGGAAGCGTTTTGTCGAACAAGGCAGTGCAATTGAATTTAGGATGAGCCTTAAAACAGCAAATCTAGACCGTGCACGTCTTCTTGCACTACGTTTATTGCCTCTTTGCTTGAGATTAGTTAGATCTTTGGGGGCCCCCAACCAGAAGAAGAATTTGATGGACGACAAGACAAAAGAAACCATTGATGCAGTTCTCAGAGCACAAGTTGCCGAATGGACAGCAGAAGAAACCGAACGCTGGTTTTCACGTTCAGGGCGCACGGAAGGGGATCTCAACCGACTACTCGAAGACATTGATACACTCATGTCTGATCTGAAAGAGCGTGTGGCGTTTGATGATAGACCCCAACTCCATCAGGCAGAAGCCAACACTGTCCTAGATAAATTACCCCACCTGAAAGCTTCGCTTAGCGAGTACGACTTGCAGGACATCGCCCGTGAAGTAGCCCATGCGAAAATCGAATCATTGCAAGAGACACGGAATATCATTCTTGGCCGCAAGTCCGGTTGGCATCGAGCCTCTTCATCCGTGGTTCCTGTGACAACAGCCCCTGAGCAAGAGGTTCATCTTCTTGCTGATATGATCAGCAAATATCAGGGGGAAAATGAAATCAAGAAACACGTTAAAAAAACACAAAACAAATACGCTCAATGTTTAGCATTAACCATCAGTTTCTTTGGCAATGTCTCGGTAAACAGCATAACTGTAGCCAAAGGGCGAGACTTCCGTGAAATGCTTTTGACTCTTCCTGTTGGGCTAGCAACCAAAGACATGTTGGATAACCCTTTACCAGAGTTACTATCTCAAATTAAGGCAACAAAATTTATCACGACAGCAACCGCAAATTCTCACCTTGAAAAAACACGTAGATTCTTCGAATGGATGCAAGCTACGGGACATTTAACT